CTTCCCATGGGAGTAGTACCCACGCCCCTTGGACAGCTTCAGCTTCATCGGATAATCCGTGAAGGCATTAGAGGCATCCTTCCAGCGCGCTGGGTGGAATCCCTCCATGTCCCTCAGCCACTGCTCTGCACCTGAGGTGCCGTCCACCACGTAGGTGCCCCCGAAGTCAACGCCAGCATCCCGCAGGACGTCCCGGTAGACCGTGGCCTCTTTCATGCGGTACGCATGTCTGGCCTTCTCACGCCCCGCCCTAGTCTTCGCCAGGGCCTTCTGTAGGCGCTCCACCTCAGAGTTCCAGCGCGCCCATTCAGCGTCCGCCTTCATCTCTTTCCGGATGACTGCGATTGCGCGCTTCACCTCATCCTCTAGGCGGTTCGTCTCCTGCCAGGTGGTGTGGATGTCCAGCTCCTTCTCACTCCAGTCCTTCCACAGGTCGCTGATCCGGGCGTCGTATGGATCACAGGCGGCACTCAGCATGCGCTCCGCTTCCGCGTGAGCGGTATAGGCGATTTCATCCAGGGCCTTGGCACGGTCCAGGGCATCCTGTAGCTGCCGTTCCAGAGCCTGCCCCTCTTCGCCTGCCATGCGCCGCGCGGCTTCACGATCCAGGACCTTCCCGTACTCCAGCAGCGCGTCCATGTGGCGCTGTGCTGTGGATGGGTCCACCATCAGCCCCTCAGCGTTGCGCCCCAGCCATTCCGGCGTAGCTGACCGCGCCCACTCATCCATGTCCACCTTCGCCTCTGCCGCTTTGAGTTCCTGGAGCCAGGGGTCCAGCGCCGCCAGTTCCGCCTCCACCTTCGCCTTCGCCATCTTCACCGTGATCCGTTCGGACTTCTCAGGCAGGACCACGCCAGCGCGCCCCAGTTCCTTCAGCGTGGTGGGACGGATGCCGGGCCCCCAGGTGTCGCTGTAGGTCTTCTGCACCAGATCCCGGAGAGTGATCTTCCCTGACTTCAGGAGGGCGTGCTTCGTTGGGCCCAGGACCTTGATCTGGTCTTCCTCCGACATCGCCAGGAAGCGGTCCTGTGAGTCAAAAGCCTGGGCGCTGGTGGGCGCCACCGGATGCTGTTTCAGTTCCCTGTCCAGGCGGGCCAGGCGTTCCTTCGTGGAGATCGGCGGGGTGTAGTACGCCTGGGTGAAGTCATCCGGATGCAGGCGCAGGTCCCTGGCCTTGATCTTCGTCTCCAGGATCTTCGGGGCGCCGTAGCCAGCCTCATCCGGTGTGTGCCCCCAGGCCACGTCCCCCTGCCGCCACTCTGCCGCCTTCGCCTCTGCCTGTTTCCTGGACAGCATCACCACGTCATTCCGGCTTAGCGCCTCCTGCGCCTTCACGTTCTCCCTGACCACGCGGTAGGTGGACACCTCCGCGCCTGGGTTCCCATGCACTGCCTGGAGGGCGTCCATGGCCTGCGCCCTCTGCTCCGCGTCCGCTCCGGATGTCACCCAGTTGAGGTCTTCCTGATCAACGGATGGCGTGCGTTCCATGAAGCTGTTGGGCTCCGTGACCGCAGACTCACCCTCAGCCAGCCCCTGGGCGATGATCTGCTCCGCGCTCTGGGTGATCGGTTCCTGGATGCACTCGCAGTTGGGATGGCTGTCCAGTTCTTCCTCCAGCGTGAACTGCTGCCCATCCATGGCCCAGCAGCACTCACAGGTGCCAGGACCTTCCGTGGCGCTCCAGATCCAGCCTTCCACCACGTCACTGTTATCCCGCAGAGTCTCGCCCAGCCCAGCCCGTGCGGAGCCCATCAGTTCGGTGCGGGCGAAGGTATCCAGCAGCGCCCTGGGCGCGGTCATCTCATCCCGGATGGCGCGGGCGATCTTCTGCGGATGCTCGCCCAGCATCACGCCCGTGGTGATCCGCTGGGTGATGCTGTTCGTGGCGTTGCGCGCGTATCGGTCCACCCACTCCACCTGCGCCGTGCCGTTATGCGCGAACCGTGCCGCCGCCTGCTCTACCTGTTTGGCGTTCGGCGTCCCGAAGACCACGCGCGTGCCCTGGATGTTGGCCTTGGCGAAGGACTGCCCCAGCGCCCAGGCGTGTGGTGCAGCAGCCATGGTGACGTCCTGCACCTCCATCGCCAGAAGCTGCATCTGCTGGGTGATGAAGGCAGCGCGCGGCTGGACTGCTGCCATGCGGCTGACAAAGCCAGGCACGCCTGCGCCCAGGCGCTCCGGGACGTCCATGCCACCTGCCGCCACACTGATCCGCCCAGGGAGGGTGTCATTGAAGATTCCCTCCGTTCCCAGCCCCATGCCCACGGCTGCCTTCTCAGCCTTCAGGTAGTCCTGCTCTATTCGGAGCATGGTCTGGTGGTAGACACCGCCGATGGTGCGCGTGGCCTCCTGCTGGTGGGCGTGGACCTGGGCCAGGAACTTCCTGCGGTTCTCCAGGTCTAGGCGGTAGCTCGCCTCAAAGGGGCGGGTCGCCACGGACTACGCCCCAGGCGTGACGCCCAGCCCGCCTGCCCGCATCTGGCGCATCTGTGTGTCCGCTGCCACCGCGTCCTCTTCGGAGCGCTGGGCGATTTCTTTCACGGGGTCGTATCCCAGGCGCTCCATGATCGTCTGGCGTGAGACGCCTAGCTGCATGTCCATCAGCGCTGTCTGGCGCTCACTCAGCGGATCATCAGGCAGGATCTCCGCCCATCCCAGGGCCACATGGATCTGATCGCCCTGCCCCATGAGGTCCAGGATCCTGCGAAACATCTCCACCAGACCGTGGCCTGCCGTGCGCCGCTTTGATTCGGTCTTCTGCACCAGAGGGGAGTAGAGGATCTGGAGCGCCAGGCCAGACAACTGGCCCACGTTGTCTACCTTGCCTGTTGCGATCTCAGGAACCCGCGTCGTCTCATGCAGGGCAGCCACCAGTTTGGCGTAAAGCTCCAGAGAGGACGCCAGATCCGATGACATCTCCAGATTTTGGAGGCGGGCGTCCGGATGATCGAAGGCCATCACCCCGCCAGGATCCGAACTCAGCAGCTTGCCCATGTCACCCAGGTGCGTGCCCCAGGTGCGTGGGTGGGCGTAGAGGCGCACGATCCTGTTGATATTGGCTACCACGCGCTCTATGGACGCCACCAGTTTGAGGACGTCTGGCTCCAGGTCGCTGAGGCCATAGACCTCATGCGGTGAGGGCAGGTTCTGCCAGTGCCCCACGGGCGGATAGTCATGGGGCCATGGCGTTACCTGGGTGGTCACCCACTCCACACCTGCCACCTCGCCCCACTGGTCCAGTTGGGTGCGGGCCTCCTGATCGTAGATCGTCCAGGACATGCCGCCTTCGTCCTGTTCGATCACCTGGCGCCTGGCTGCGCCGTCTCCCTCTTCATCCACCGTATTCCACTCGATGGTGTAGCTGGTGATCTTCTCAAAGTCATCTGGGTCCCAGTCAATGTCCATCATCCCTGGGTCCAGGACTGTGATCCTCACGTCCCCGTCATCATCTGGGGCCAGGCGGTAGTAGACCGTTCCGCCGATCGCCCCGGACAGTCCCATCCGCTGCCACAGCAGGGGCCCGCCGTTCTCATGGATCAGATCGTCCAGGACAGCCTGGAGCGCTTCCTGCCCATCGCCCTCTGGCGCCTGCACCCGCAGGTCATCCCCGAACAGGTAGGCCACGCCCGTGTCCACGATCAGGCGCCCCCAGTTCAGGCGGACGTTATCGTTGGTGCGCTCACCCCTTCTGACCTTCAGCGCCTCAGGACTCTGCCCGTAGTACGCCTCCCAGGCGTTCTCAATGCGCGCCTTGCGCTCCCGATCATCCGCGTCTGCCCCCTCTGCCAGATCCTTTGCGGGGTTCCACGGCTGGGTACTCATCAGTTCCCCCAGATATCTGGCCCGACAGTTACGCCGACCTTTGGGATGGGTGCATAGGCCATCAGGACAGCATCCGCGCGGTCAGGTGATCGTCCCAGGCGCGCCTTCGTCCGGTCTTTGGCCTCCACCACGCGCCTGCCCTTACTGTCGAAGCTGTAGAAGGGAGCCACCAGATCTGCTGCCAGTTGGCGATCTGGGTCCAGGTCGATCATATCCAGGCGCTCCGCTAGCGCGAACCACGCCTCAGATCGGCGGTTCGGATACAGGTCCTGATCCGCTGCCACGTTGGCACCCAGGAAGGCGTCCACCTTCACTCCCAGTTCCCGCAGTCGATCGGTCACGCCACCGCCCACGCCTGCATCATCCACCACCACCTGGACGCCCTCGCCCACCAGACGCGCCGCCTCCATGATCCTGCCCACCGTGTCCATGGTGTCATGGCCCACGTAGGTGCTGTGGATCCGGACCTGATCTCCCCGCCTGATCACGATCACAGTCTCATCCGTGCCAAAGCGCGCGATATCGCAGGAGACGATCCTGGGCTCCGTGGGTTCCAGCCATCTGCCCTGGGCCTGCTCCACAGCAGCCAGGCCCATGATCTGATTGTCCGCTTTTTCTGGGAACTCACCCAGGCAGCGGATGGCGAACGTGGGAGAGTCAGCGCCCCAGACGCGCGCCCGCTCTTCCACCCAGTCCACTGACAGCAGGGCAGCCGCAACCTCTGGGCTCACCTGTTCGCCCGTGAAGTTTGGGGTGTCATACGCGGAGAT